CCGATCTAAGCTACAGAATTGGCAATAGAACGCTGACGAGAGCTGATTTATCAGAAATAAGAAAAGAAATAAATGATCTTATTGCTGCAGGAGCGACTACGGATGAGGCAATGCATCCAAGAGGGCATCGAACAAAGCAAGTTATTATGCGGGATTAGGAGGATAGATGATGGTGAAATGTAAAAAAGCAATACCGGCTAAGGCCAGGCATCCTACTGAGGGAAATGAAAATAATAAAAAAATAATAATAGTGAACAGCGGCTATTCAGAAGGCGGCGCCAGTAGGACACGAAGTACTTTACGTGGCTATAATCCCTTGAAATCCAGTACTAAAGCAGATGTCGATGTAAATTTGGTAACTTTACGAAACCGCAGTGCAGATTTAGTATGTAACTCTCCGCTTGGTTCAAGTGCTATTAATACTTCGCGCAGCAATGTTATAGGCGCTGGTCTTAAAGTTTCGCCTAAAATAGATTATAGGTTGCTGGGATTGACTGCAGAGGAAGCTAAAGAGTGGCAGCGTCAGGCGTTTCGTGAATTTAACCTTTGGGCAAACAGCACGGCCTGTGATTTGTATCGAAAAAATAACTTTTTTGATATGCAGGATATTGCATATATGAGCTATCTTGTAGATGGTGACGGATGGGCAGCGATCAAGTATCGCAGGCCGGTGCCTGATAATCCGTATTGTTTGAGAGTACAGCTTTTTGAGGCCAGTAGGGTCTGTAACCCAAACAGCAGTGGTTCGTATGGTTCTCCATCTTATTACGATGTTGAAATGACTAATAATAAAAACGGGAATCGTATTATCAACGGTATTGAAATAGATTCAGATGGGGCTGTTGTGGCTTATTGGGTCGCAAACAGGGTACCTTTTGATTTAAGTGATCCTGCCGCAGTTTTAAAGTGGCAGCGAGTGGAAGCATTTGGCAAGTTAAGTGGCCGGCCAAATATTTTGCAGATATCGCATGAAGAACGACCGGAGCAGTACAGAGGTGTGCCAATATTGGCGCCGGTGATCGAGGTATTGAAGCAGGTCAGCCGCTATACTAATGCGGAGCTTACGGCCGCCATCATTAAATCGTTTTATACTTTGTTTTTTACGACTAATAACAATATTGATGATATGAATGATGTCCTAAGTTCAACTTATGGTCAAGCGGAAGCCGTAACACCAGAAGATCTGGCTCATGTTGAAGTTGGTCCGGGAACGCTTAATCTGCTGCCTCCTGGTGTCGATGTAAAGTCGATGGACGCAAGCCGTACAATGTCAACTTTTGAACCATTTACAAATATGATGATCAGTCAGATCGGTGCAGCTATTGGCACACCGGCAGAGGTGTTACTTAGTCGTTTTCAATCTTCATACTCTGCGGCACGTGGGGCATTATTACAAGCTGCCAGCAATTTTAAAACCAGACGTACCTGGTTTGCACGTGATTTTTGTCAGCCTGTTTATGAAGCTTGGCTGGCAGAGGCGGTTGCTATCGGTAGAATTAGTGCTCCTGGCTATGGTAGTGATCCAATCATAACTAAGGCATGGAGTAATGCTGATTGGTTTGGCCCTGTTATGGGGATGTTGGATCCAGTAAAAGAGGTAACTGGCGCAGCCTTACGCGTAAAATATGGTTTCTCTACCGGTGAACGTGAATCTGCGGAACTTACAGGGACTGATTACGATAGTAATATCGATCAGATAGCTATAGAACAGCAAACATGGCGAGCTAAAGGATTAGAACCGCCTAAGGCTGATAATACTGGTGAGAATGGGGGTGATAATGATGGAAAAATTTTGGCAGGTGAGGAATGATGTTAGTGGCGATGCTGAAATATTGATTTATGGACCAATCGCAGCAGAGCGGTCCTGGTTTGGTGATGAGGCAACGCCGCAGCAGTTTGCTCAGGATCTTAGTGGGCTGGGTGGCAGGGATGTTACTGTACGTATAAACAGCGGCGGCGGTGATGTATTTGCGGCCCATGCTATCCATAATTTGCTCAAGAGCTATAAAGGGCGTGTCACAGCGGTGGTTGACGGACTAGCTGCCAGCGCAGCAACGGTTGTAGCCGTGGCGGCAGATAAAATCATTATGCCGTCTAACTCGTTGATGATGATCCACGACCCCGCTATCGGCCTTAGCGGATACTATCCTGCGGCAGAACTGACGAAGTTGGTAGAAGCGCTGGCTACGATCAAAACAAGCATTGTCGCTGCCTATCGTAAGCGTTGTAAGATATCGGACGAAGAAATAGAAACGATGATGTCCAACGAAACATGGATGGGCGCCGCAGAATGTAAGGAAAAAGGCTTTGCTGACGAGATCATTGGAGGAGTTACTGCAGCGTTAAATGGCAATACTTTAGTGATCAATTCAGTGTCGTATGATTTGAACCATTTTGCTAATAGTGAAGCGGTAAAAAATAAATTTAAACAAAGTGAGGTTAGAGATATGCCAAGTGGTAAATTAGAAAAAATTCTTAATGCTTTAGGTTTGCAGGAACTGTTGGAAGATACACAGACAACAGCTAATGCTTGTGGCCAGACTAAAGCAAATAATACGCTTCCGGCGACGGCTGTTGATAATGCCGCAGCGGTGGAGGTTGCAGTAGCTGCCGAGCGTCAACGTGTACTTGATTTAGAAGCACTTGATGATGGTCAAAATGTCGCAATTACCGCGATCATCAATGAGGCTAAGAAAAGCGGCAAAACTGTTAACGAAGTAAAAAATTATGTAGAAGCGATTAAAAATGCTGCTCCAGCAGGGGTGGTGGCTAATGCTGCGCAGAATGTTGTAGCCACTATGGTAGCCGACAATAAAAACTCCGGTGTTGATGGCGTTGCTGCCAATCCTGCGGCCGATGAGGCAGCTGTAAGTGCGGCGGCAGATGCGAAAGCATTGGATAAGATGGCCAAGGTAATGAATAGTAAATTTGGAGGTGCGAAATAATGGAAATGATTTCCAACATGAACGGAACTCATTATGATGAGCTTATTGGTGGTACAGCAGTACCGGTACTTACTAAAAACGTAACGCTGAAAGGAGTTACGGACAGTTATAAGCGTGGTACCCTTCTGGCTTTGGTTAACGGTAAATATGAAATTGTTGACAGCACAGCTTCTACCGGTGCAGAAAAGGCATCGGCAGTTTTAGCACATGATACGGACTTAACCGGAGCTGACGTTGTTGTCACAGTTTATATCAGCGGCCAATTCAATCGCGAAAAACTTATTGTGGCACAAACCGCTGACAACGCTACTGCTCATGAAGAAGAACTGCGTGCGGTCAATATCTATTTGACCAGCGTGAAATAAGGAGGATGAAGATAATGCCTATTAATATTGATGATACCAGAACTTTGCTGCAGGCAATTGAGCGCACCAATCCGCCGACTACGACTTTGATTGATACCTTTTTCCCTGCGGTTAAAACCTTTTTGACGAATACCGTAGATATGGAATACCGCAAAGGTGGTCGCAGAATGGCGCCGTTTGTTGTACCGGGCAGCAAGGGTGTAAATATGAGCCGTAACGGTTCGCAGATCAGGTCTTATAAAGCCCCGCTGATGCGTCCTAAACGGACTATCGAAGCGTCTGATATTGAGCGTCGTGGTTTTGGGGAAGATATCTACAGCACTCGCACCCCGGCAGAACGTGCTCAAGAATTGCGCGCTTATGACATGGCAGAATTGGTGGATGCCTGCGTCCGTCGTCAGGAGTGGATGGCTGCACAGCTTTTGATCAACGGTGAATATGAATGCAAAGGCTATGCCGACGATGGTGAAACTGTTGTGGTTGATACGATTACATTTTCTGAATTTGACAATAAAACAACTCTGTCCGGATCGGACACATGGGATAATGCTTCTGCTAAAATTTATGAGGTCATGGGTGACGCATCTCAGAAGATCCGCCGCAACGCGGGTATGATCCCTACAGTGGCCCTGTGTTCACAGAATGTAGTATCCTACCTGCTCAATAACGAACAGCTTTATAAATATTTGTTGGTGCCCAGCCGTGAAAATTTAGCACTGATGAGCATTCAGCCGAAGCTGGTAAGACCGGAATTGCTGCGAGTTGGTTATATTGAATCCCTTAATCTGGAAATCTACGCTTATGATGGTGTGTACGAGGGTGACGATGGCAACCTTGCACAGTATATTCCTGATGATCATATGATTATTGGTGTGCCCGGTCGTGGTAAACGTCTCTTTGGCGCAGTAACGCAGCTTGAAGACGACAAACAATTTCGTACTTATGAAGGCGCGTACATTCCGAAAGTTACCGGTAATACCGAAAGCGATACGACTACTCTGGCTATGTCCAGCCGCTGTGTAGTATGTCCGGAGTTTTTGGATGATTGGGCGACCTTGAAAGTTAAATAAGGAGGTTTGTAAATGCAACAAGTATTGATAAAGAAATTTTCCTTGCGCCGCAATGGAGTTGTTTATAAAGCAGGTACTATTATTGAACTGCCGGATAGCGAAGCTGATGCATTAGTAAAAGAGGCTCCAAAAGAATTTGAAAAAGTTGCTGTTACCGTAATTCCCGATGCTGATACAGGTAGTGATAATAAAGGAGAAAAAGCCTTGAAGGATTATTCGAATGAAGAACTTAAGGCTATGTGTAAAGCCCGCGAGATTGAAATTCCGAAAAACGTTAACAAAGCAAAACTTGTTGAGTTGCTTGAAGCAGTAAATGAGGCTGAGGAGGAGATTCTGCCTCCGGTAAATACAGCAGCAACGGTCAAATGAAAACCTTTCGTGAGCAGATAGCCGCAGATAATACTGCGGCTTTTATAAATTCTTTGGAATTTGCTGAAGAGCATAATCTTAACGGTACGGTATGTAATGCTATATTGCAGGATATATCGGTTGCAGAAAGTTTATCGACAGGAACGGGTAGTACTCAAACTTATCCTGGGATATACGGTAGCCGGCTGCAGGTAAATTGCTTGGCAGTGGATTTGCTGGAGCTTCCTGTATATGGACAGCTTTTCGGCATCGATGATAAGCAGTATCTGGTTGAAAGCTGTGCTGATGATATGGGCGTTCTGACGATCCAATTGGTGGCGAATGACAGATGATATCTATTGATGCAAAGGAAATAGAAAAAGCCAAGAGTCTGCTTAAGAATTATCCTCAGCAAGTAATAGCGGCGGCAGCGAGTGCAATAAATCGTACGTCTGCAATGGTAAAGACTGAAGTATCTAAAACCATCAGAAAAAACTATCTGATATCAGCAAAAGATATAAAGTCTACTTTAAGTATTAAACGTGCTTCTCGGTTAAAGCTTACTGGAATGATCAGTTCTATAGGGCAAGCACCGTTGATCACTGCTTTTAGAGTACGGGCATATAAGAAAGGGCCAGTAAGGGTGCAAGTAATGAAAAAAAATAAACCCAAACCGGTTCTAGGTTTATTTATTGGTTCTTCATTGAAAGGCTATGTTGGAGCTATGCAACGTAAAAATTTAAGTATGCGTTATCCTTTGCGTATACCTCATGGTCCCAGCGTTCCGCAGATGTTTTCCGCTGACCGTTCAATGAGTGTGATCGCGCCGTTTGCAGAAAAAACATTGAATCGAAGATTTTTACATGAAGTTTCATATCGTTATGGAAAATTTGGAGGACGGTAATGACACAAGTCGAATTGATGGAAAATTTGGCAGCGTTTCTAAAAAATGTTGTCCTGGAATATGAATCGCAGCAATCTGACGGGACTTATTCTCCGATAAATGTTTATCCCGGATACCTGCCGGTGAAAACGAATGCCAAAGAAAGTGAATCATGTATGTACGTGCTGGTTCTTGAGTGCGAAGATGGCGAGGAGCAGAGTGCGGCCAAGGTCGAAATCGGGTTCAGTATTGTCGATGGCGATACTGCCGAAGGATGGCGCAGCTTGTTTAATTTAATGGAGCACGTACGTCAGGCTTTGCTGAAAAAACGCACTATTGCTAATAAGCATAGGCTCATCTTGCCTATCAAATCTAAGGTGGCAGATGAGCAGCCTTTCCCGCAGTGGCAGGGCTTAATGACAGTTAGTTACACACTGGGCAAGCCAGTAGAGGAGGAAATAAATTATGGCTATTAACAAAAAAAGCAGTCAGACCACTAAGCCTGAACGCTTGATTTATGTAGGCCCGTCTTACAAAAACGGAAAGTTATTGAAATATCAGGTATTCATTGGCGGGTTACCAACTCATATTGATGATGTATTTGAAAAGTGTCCGCAAATTAAAAAACTGTTTGTAGCTGTTTCAGAATTGCCAGAAGCTGAAATGGCTATTGCAAAAGCGGGAACACCTATGAATAAATATTACCAAGCTGCTGTTTTGGCAGAAAAGGAGGAATAACATATGGCATATAAGCATGGCGTATATACATCTGAGGTGCCAACATCTATTATTCCGGCAGTAAATTCTACTGCTGGGTTACCAGTTGTTTTTGGTACGGCTCCAATTCATTTGGCAAGTAACAGAGCAGAGGTTAATAAACCTATTTTGTGCTATACATATGCAGAAGCGGTAGCGGCTATGGGATACAGTGAAGATTGGGAGAAATACACTCTTTGTGAAACTATTTATAGCCAATATTCGCTTTATGCAGTTTCACCGACAGTTTTTGTTAATGTTTTAGATCCCAAAAAACATAAAGCGCCGGTCAGTGATAAAGAGGTTCAGTTCAACAGTGAAAAAACTGTGATTGTAAATGATCCAGTGTTACTTGAAACATTGAAAGTAAAAAAAGCATCTGCCGGACAACCGTTGACGGAAGGCGTTGACTATGAAGCTGCTTTTGACAGTGATGGGAATTTAGTAATTACTGCATTAAGTGGCGGACAGCTTACAGACAGTGCTTTTTTGGACTATGAAAAAATTGATCCCTCAGCCGTGGATAAGGATGACATTATTGGTGGTATTGATATCAGTACGGGCGCATACACAGGTCTTGAGAATCTTTCAAAAGTATTTCCTCTGTATCGTTTAGTACCTGGTATGGTGCTTGCTCCTGGTTGGACACATGATCCGGAAGTGGCAGCTGTTATGACTGCCAAAGCAAGTACTATTAACGGTTTGTTTAAAGCTTCTGTTTTGGTAGATGTTCCGGCTGACACAGTAAGAAAATATACCGATGTTCCGGCTTGGAAAAATAATAACAATTATGTTGGAGTGGATCAAATAGTCTGCTGGCCTATGGTAAAACTTGGCGAAAAGAAATATCATCTTTCTACTGCGGTAATGGGTGCGATGGGCGTTTTGGATGCAAAAAATGATGATATTCCCTATGAAAGTCCTTCAAATAAAAATATACAAATGGATAGTTTATGTTTGTCTGATGGAACTGAAGTAGTTTTGGATCTGGAACAAGCTAATTATCTTAATGGGCAGGGTGTAGTTACTGCTCTGAACTTTATCGGTGGATGGAAGTTGTGGGGGAATCGTACTGGTTGTTACCCTGCAAATACAGATGTAAAAGATAATTTTATTTGTTTACGGCGTATGTTTAATTGGCATGCACAGACCTTTATTCAAAGTTATTGGTCTAAAGTAGATAACCCGATGAACAAACGACTTATTGATCTTGTCGTGGATAGCGAAAATATTCGCATTAATGGATTTGTTTCAAGAGGGTTCTTGCTTGGTGGAAGAATTGAATATTTGAAAGAGGAGAATCCAACAACAGATCAGATGGACGGTATTGTAAGATTCCATACTTATTTTACGCCGCCGGTGCCGGCACGTGTAATTGAAAATACGATCGAGTTTGATACGTCTTATCTTGAGATGTTGTTTGGTTAATGAGGAGGATGAAAGATGAGTAATAATGTTGTTCCGGAAAAGCTAATTAACTTTAGAGCCTATAATGACGGAAATGATCTTCTTGGCGTAACTGATGTCCAGCTACCGTCTTTGGATGCAATGACCGAAACAGTAAAGGGTGCTGGTATTGCCGGTGAGGTAGACAGTCCTGTTTTAGGGCACTTTGGGAGTATGGAAACTGTACTTAACTGGCGTACTATTTCTAAACCTGGAATGAACCTGGCATCTCAAAAGGGGGTTAGCTTAGACCTGCGCGGCGCGCAGCAGTTTTACGACCCTGAAAAAAGTGAGTACGTCGTAAAGGCTGTAAAATGCGTGATCCGCGGCGTGCCGAAAAAAACCGAACTCGGCAAATTAGACGTTGGAACGACTACCGGCTCCAGCAACACCATTGAAACTAATTATATTAAAGTGATTATTGCTGGCGAAACCGTGATGGAAGTTGATAAATATAATTATATTTCTAATATTGGCGGTACTGACTATCTTGCCGATGTCCGTGAGGCGTTGGGTCTGAATTAAAAATAAATAAAGGGGGCGGCTCGCAGAGTGGTGCCCCTTTTAAAATTTGGAGGTAAATGATGAAAGTAGATTATAAAAAACTTAAACAAGGATTGGGAGAACTAACGGGATATGATTTTGCGGCCGCAGAGCAGCAGGCAAGGATTCTTGGAGATGGTACCCCGGAAATTGTGTACTCTAAAACATTCCATGCTGTTATTGCGGCGAAGGTTTTAGGTGTCACAATTGATGATATTAAGGGTTTGCCAATTAGGGAATATGTTGCAGTGACTTCTAATGTATCAGTTTTTTTAGTAGGCACTTTGACCGATCAAGCCCTGCAGGAGTTATCCGGGAAATAGCAGTATGCTTATTTGAATATGGTAATGTTCATTTTTGGTTTAATCAACCAGTGAACGAATTAGAGAAATGGCTTGAAACAATAAGTGCCGTAAATAAAAAAAGAAAGCCCACTGCATGAATAATGCTGTGGGCTTTTAACGTAAATATTCTTTTTTTATTGGGGAACGCGAACAAACTTCGTCACAATCTTTTAATACTGCTATCACTTCTGGATCGTGAATGCCATCATATGTGTCAGGATCATAGAGTGGCTTGTAGACGCCATCATATTTAGCAGAAGAATCATATTGTAATGCTTTTTCTTCCCGTCTATTTTTTATCATTGCATGAAAGAACCCGACTATACACATCAATATAAAACCAATACAAAACAAAATTGCAAGAATAATCATAAAGCTCACCTCTTTATAGTTATTATACTATAAATTTTTAATGGAGGCAAAAAATGGCGAATATATTTACGACAGCATTTGTTATAAATGGAATGCTATCTAATAGTTTTACATCATCGACCAAGATGGCAAATTCGCAATTGACAGAATTACAACAGACTGTTAAAAGAATAGATCTTGCTCAAAAAAAATTAAATGCTGAGTTTACTAATGGAGCTATGAGCGTGGAGCAATATGAAAGAAAAATGGGTAGATATCAAGATACGCTTAATAAAACTCAGCAACAACAGAAGTTGTTACAGGATAGATTGAATAAAAAAAATATTGCAAATTCTCAGTTTGTAGAGAGACGCCAAAGTTTCTTAACTACCGCAGCTGCTATTGGCACTATTGCTCAGCCGTTCATCTCTGCAGCTCAGACTGCAATGAAATTTGAATTTGCTATGTCGAAAGTTGGTGCTATTGCAAATGCTACAGGGCCTGAATTATCTTTGTTGACGCAAACAGCAAGGTCATTGGGCGAACAAACAAAGTTTACTGCGACGCAATCCGCTGAAGCAATGAGTTATCTGGGGATGGCCGGTTGGAAGACAAATGAGATTGTTGCAGGTATGCCAGGATTATTAAATTTAGCTGCTGCCGGCAATACTGATTTAGCACGTACTGCAGATATTGTTTCTGATAATCTGACTGCTTTTGGTTTAAGTGCTGATAAAGCGCAACATATGGCTGATGTTTATGCTGTTACTATAACATCCACAAATACTAATGTGGAAATGTTGGGAGAAACGATGAAATATGCTGCTCCTGTAGCACACGCATTTGGGGCATCGATGGAGGAGACAGCCGCTTTAGCAGGTATTATGGCTAATAGTGGCATTAAAGCGAGTAATGCAGGTACAGCGCTGAGAGCTGGTTTAATTAGATTGGCCGGACCGCCTAAAATGGCAAGTAAAGCGCTAGAGCAGCTGGGGCTGTCAATGGAAGATTTGACAAATGAACAAAAAGAAGCTGCAATGGCTTTAAAAACTTTGGGTATTGAAACTGGCAATGCAGAAGGACCTCAAAAGATGGCTATCATAGTAGGCCAATTGCAAGAACGAATGAAAGGATTAAGTAAAGAAGAACAGCTGGCTATGTCGAAAGCTATTTTCGGGCAGCAGGCAGCAGCGGGGTGGCTGGCAGTACTACAGGCAGGACCTAAAGTGCTTGGTGATTTGACAAATTCTTTAGTTAACAGTGATGGTGCGTCTGAAAAAATGGCAAAGCAGATGAATGCTAATGCAGAAGGTGCAATTATACGTCTTTCTTCGGCATTTGAGTCGTTGCAAATATCATTAGCAAATGGATTTTTACCTGTCATAGCTAATGTAGGTGATTCTTTAGCTGTATGGACGGGGAAGTTATCGGCTTTAGCTACAGCACACCCAATAGTAGCACAGGGGATCATATACACTATTGGAACTTTTGGGTTATTATGGCTTACATTTAAAACGGGTAGAGCTATTATCTCCGGCTATAATGCGTTTATGGCTACCTGTGCTTTATGGCAGACGACTTTGGGAAATTGTACGGCAGTATTAAGATCAAAAACAATGCTTCTTGCCGGCACACAAAGGACTGTGGCTTTGGCAACGAAGCTGTGGAGTGGTGGAATGATGTTGGTAAATGCGGCTATGGCAGCTTGCCCTATTGGTTGGTTATTGATTGGAATCAGTTTATTAGTCGTTGCCGGAACTATTTTATACAGGCATTGGGATACAGTCAAACAGTTCTTTACAACTTTGTGGGACAGTCCAATAGCTAGAATAGCCTTTTTTGTCACTGGGCCTGTAGGTTGGATCATTGGCGCGGTTACTGCAATAATTGCTAACTGGGATACATTAGCGGCATATTGGGATTATTTTTGGGATAATCCATCTGCTGCAATATTTAGATTCACAAGTTATATTCAGGAACAATTTACAAGTGCTGAAACCTGGCTTCGCGAAAAATGGCAATCTATTAGTAATTTTTTATCTACACCTATTTTTGGCAAAGTTAATATTACGGCATCCGGTAATGGTGCAGAGGTTGCAGAAAATGCGTATGGCGGTATTTATGGCAGGGGGACATTTCTTACTACTTTTGCGGAAAACTCTGGTGAAAGTGCGATACCTCATACTCCTAATAAACGTAATATAGGCTTGCTGGCCAAAACTAATGAAATCATGGGTAATCCATTGGGTACCAGTGGCAGTATAAATGCGACTTTTGCTCCTCAGATTACCGTACAAGGGAATACCGATACTGCTGAAATTTCAACTTTGTTAGATCAAAAAATGCGTGAATTTAAAGCAATGTTGGCAGAAGTGCAGAATCAGAACAGGAGGCTTTCGTATGGCTAAAACCTATTACACAATTCAGGGCGATATGTGGGATGGTATAGCAAAAAAGTTATATGACGATGAAAGTGGCGTAAACGCGCTGCTGGAAGCAAACCAGCAATATGCTGACATAGTTGTTTTTCCAGCAGGTATTATTTTGGATGTGCCGGATTATGAAAAGCCTACTCCGACCAACTTGCTGCCGCCGTGGAGGCGTTAAATGGAAGCACGTAGAATATTGACGATCATAAAATATAATAATAAAGATATTTCAGCTGATATCAGTAAATATCTAAAAAGCATCAGCTATACCGATAATCTATCGGGAGAAGCCGATGATTTGCAGATAACACTGGAAGACAAGGCGGGGCTTTGGCAATCGACATGGATGCCGGAAAAAGGAGCACTTCTAGATGTAATGCTGCAGCAAAAATATTGGCAAACTTTGTCGGCGTTACCACAAAGTTTGCGTTTGGGATTGTTTGAAATCGATGAAATAACAAGCAGCGGCTATCCGTCAGAAGTACAAATAAAAGCAGTTTCCGTGCCTGATAATAATACTCTTAGAGGTACTGAACGTAGCCGGAGTTGGGAAAAGGCAAAGCTGCAGGTAATCGCTAATGATATAGCTTCAGCTGCAGGAATGTCATTGTTTTGGGACACAGAAGAAAATCCGGTGCTGGATAGGGCAGAACAGACAGAACAGTCTGATCTGTCTTTTTTATATGCAATTTGTAAGGATAAAGGCCTGGCATTGAAAATAAGTGATAAAAAAATCATTATTTTTGATGAAGCAAAATATGAAGCGGAAAAAGCAAAGATAACAATAGTAAAACCAGGTACCGTTTATAAAAAAGAGTCTGGAATGAAATATTTGTTTGTTGGTACTGGCTACAGTTTGCGTACTAAAATTAGAGATATTTATGCTGCCTGCAGAGTTAGTTATCAGCAGGGCAGTTCAAAATCTAATATTGAGGCAACTTATACTGCTGCTGGTAAAAATGGAAAAACATTGCAAGTAAATGAACAAGTTGAAAGTGTTGCGGAAGCATTAAATTTAGCAAAAAAACGGTTGCGCGAAAAAAATAAGGATGAAGTCACTGGATCTCTAAATATGTTGGGAAACTTTGTATTGTTATCTGGGGTTACAGTTGATTTATTAGGATTTGGAGCTTTTGATGGTAAGTACTTGATAACCAGAGCATCACATGATATTGGTAGCGGTTATACGACAAATATCGATGTAAGAAGGTGTTTAAATGGATACTAATTTTATAAAAAACATAATTCGTATCGGGAGGGTATCTTCTATTGACGTCAATACAAATACTGCAAGAGTAGCTTTTTCTGATAAAGACGATTTGGTATCTGGTAATTTGATGATTATAAATCGTGGCAGTATGTCTGACAAGGATTACTGGATACCTGATATTGATGAGCAAGTTCTGTGCTTAATGCTGCCAAATAAAAGTGGACAGGGACTGAATGAGGGTTTTATTATTGGCTCATTTTTTTCAACAGAAGATGAACCGCAGGAGCGAAGTGCTGATGTAAGGGCGATTAAATTTGGTGATGGTACTGTTATAAAGCATGATCGAAAATCAGGAAGTTTAACTGTAAATGCTACAGGTGATATTAGTATTATTGCTGGTGGAATGATAACCATTCAGGGAGCGGTAGTTGAAATAAATTAATGGGGTGATGGATATGCTGTATGCGACAAGATTAGGCGATACTGATACAGGACATGATGCTTGCCCAGGAACTGTACTTGTGAGTGCCAGTACGGATGTAATAATTAACGGTAAAGGTGCAGGACGTGTCGGCGATAGTTATGCTCCGCATGGATGCATCGTGCATCCAGCACATACAGCGCATATCGCCAGCGGCAGCAGCACAGTTCTTATTAATGGACTGCATGCAGCAAGGGTAGGTGATCCGATAGACTGTGGAGGCAGTGTCGCTTCTGGAAGTCCGGATGTAATCATAGGAGGTTAATATGCAAGTTGGATCTATGGGAGATATCCCTTTTGTTGTGTCATATGGTAAAATTCGTACTTTTAGTGATTACGGGCGTAGTGGTTCCGGCCGCTGGGTAAAGCACGATTTGATTGGTCGTAAACCTGTAATGGAGTTTTTAGGACCCGACGTTGAAAAAGTTAGCATGAAGATCCAGCTGCGCACTGATCACGGCATAAATCCTGAAAGCGAGCTGGGGCGGCTGAGGAAAATGAGGGACACAGGCGCAGTTTTTCCGTTTATTTTAGGTGGTGCGCCGGTATCTGATAATTATTGGTTGCTGGAGGATATAGGGGAAAACGTAAGCTATTGGCGGGCAGGCGGTAAAATACTTTCCGTTAGCGTCGATATTACATTGACTGAATATTCTACAGAGGAGGTGCGCTGATGGATTTTGAACTTACTGCGGGAGAAAGAGTTGACGTAGATTTTGCCCCAAAAAATGTGCAAATGGAAATTTTACAAAATTGCAGTACAATACTTAGCACGTCTAAGTTTAGCGTACCATTAGACCGTGACTTTGGCGTTGACGCAAACTATGTAGATGCGCCGCTGCTATCGGCTAAAGCGAAAGCAGAAAGTGAAATATTTGCTGCATTAAAAAAATATGAGCCGCGAGTTACGGTAAAACAAATTACATGGCGCTCTAATGTGGAGGGCGTTTTAAGAGCGAAAGTGAAGGTGGTCATAAATGAAACTTAGTGATCTGCCGGACATTGAATTTGTTAGTGCAGACGAACAAGAAATATTATCGGATATCATAAAGCTTTATACGGAAATAACCGGAAGGACCCTTGCACAAGGTGATCCTGTCCGGTTATTTTTATGCGTGATTGCGGCCATTATCCTGATGCTGTGCAATAAGATCAACTACACCGGCAAACAAAATTTATTGCGATATTCGGCAGGTGCTAACCTGGATCACTTGGGCATACTTGTCGGGGCAGAACGTATTGGCGCCAAGGCCTCTGTCACGACAATTAAAATAACCCTGTCGGAGGTGCGGTCCGTTGCGACAAACATTCCAGCAGGTACGCGGGCGACAGCTGGAGATAATGTGTTTTTTGCTATTGGTCAGGATGCAACGGTCATAGCTGGACAGTTGGACGTCTCTGTAGCGGCTACCTGTACTGTGGCTGGTGTTCTCGGTAATGGCTATCTGCCGGGAGAAATCAATAAGATTGTTGATCCAATTCCGTACGTCGCTGGAATGGTCAATACCACAACGTCGGAGGGAGGTTCAGATGTCGAGAGTGACGATTCTTTGCGTGAGGCTATTCGCGAGGCTCCGGAGGGATTTTCGGTAGCTGGACCAGTGGGCGAATACATTAAAATTGCCAAACGAGCTTCGTCTTTGATTGTTGATGTATCGGTAATATCACCGGAGCCGGGGCAAGTACTGATAACACCGCTACTTGTAGGCGGCGGAATACCGGGAAAAGAAATGCTGGATATCGTAGAGGCAGCGTGCAGTGATAGATCTGTAAGGCCGCTCACTGACCATGTGCGTGTGGCTGCTCCGGAGGTTGTCAATTATGATCTTACACTCACGTATTACCTTGACCGGGCAAATGAAGCTAAATCTGTTGCCGTTCAAAGCGCGGTAGCGAAAGCGGTGGAGGATTATATCGATTGGCAAAAATCTAAGCTTGGCCGTGATATCAATCCGGACGAGTTGATCTGTCTTATTAAAAATGCTGGCGCCAAGCGAGCGGTTATATCTTCGCCTACTTTTCGGATCGTTGCTGATAACCATGTAGCGATAGCTGAAAATGTTAATGTTACATTTGGGGGGCTAGAAAATGAATGATCTGCAAAATCTGAATTTAATCGAGTTGCTACCCACTAGCATTGCAAGCGACGAAACGATAAGAAATATCTGTAATGCCATTGCAGAAAAATTACAAACGATTAATGAAAAAGCTGAATTAGTTTTGTTGCTGCCACGATTGGATCAGTTGCCGGAAACATTGGTGGATGAACTAGCTTGGCAATATCATGTTGATTTTTATGATTATGCGGCAGATATCAATAAAAAAAGGGCATTAGTGCGCAAGGCCATTGACTGGCATCGGAGAAAAGGCACTCCTGCTGCAGTAGAGGAAGTATGTACAGCTGTTTTTAAATCAGCAAAAGTTTATGAGAATTGGGAATATGGTGGGAAACCATATCATTTTCAGGTAAGAATGATTTCAGAAGGCATTCCAGATAAATCTGTTTTGGACAATTTGTATAGGGCAATTAAAGAAAGTAAGAATGTTAGGAGTTGGCTTGACGCTTTAAGTTTTGACCGTCAGATAGCTGGCTCCTTATTTGTTGGAGGGGTCTATTCTTCAATGAGAAAAGTGGAGATTTTCCCATCACAGATAAAACCACAGATTTTAAATATCAATAATTATTTTGGAGCTGCGATCTATGTACACAAAGGAGTTGAAGTAACATGCCAAACTGGGCAAATTTAATGTTGACTAAACAAGGAAAGGTATTACAGGCAAAAGCTATTGCTGGTAGTATATTAACGATCACTAAGATGAAATTGGGTTCTGGTATTATTCCAGATGGAGTATCGCCAGAAGATCTTACTGATTTAATTCAACCCAAACAAGCTTTAGGATTAACGGCAATCAGTGTTAATGGTGGATTAGCTAAAATTCAGAGTATTGTTACTAATGCTGAACTTTCAGAAGGGTACTATATTCGTGAATGTGGTGTATTTGCAAATGATCCTGATGTTGGGGAAATAATGTATGCAATAATGACAGATACATCCCCTGATTTTCTGCCTTCCGCATCAAGCTCTGTTGTGATTTCAGAAGAATTTAGTATTAATGTAGTAACGGAAAACATGGCGAATATAACAGCGATTATTGATCCTGAAGGTATAGTAACAGTGGCTAATGCAAGAAAAATTGCAGAGGATAAAGTCACTGAGCATAATGAAGATACAGAGGCTCATCCAAATGACTTTAATTTAAAAGGCATTACTATTGGCAAAGATAGTGTTATTGCAACTAAAAAGGGAGATTTACTAACTCTTTTGGCAGGTAAAGGAATTAATTTACTTAGTGATATTAAAAATAAGATAATCACGATCGTTGGAAAAAGTAAGAATGCATGGAATCCGAATGAGGAAATTATAGCTGGAGATATAAGATATACCGAAGACGGTAATGGTCCAAGCTGGGCTTATTTGTTATGCAAAACTGCAGGAACTACAGGTACCGTTGAACCGATTTTAGAAGCTAATGCTGTTGTAGGACAGGAGATAAATGACGGCAGTGTTGTATGGACGGTACAAAATATTAGGCCTACTGCTTTAGATTCATATCCTGTAGGCAGTATATATATGTCTGTAAATTCGACATCGCCTGCAGATCTTTTTGGCGGTACGTGGGAGGCAATGCCGGCAGGACGTGTTTTGCTGGCACAGGGCACATCAGAATGGGGCGTAGAATACCAAGCTGGCAGTACCGGTGGCGAACACGAACATCAGTTATCTGTCGGAGAACTGCCTGAACATAACCACAATGTAACGGTTAGTACAAGCGGGAATCACGCGCATACTTTTACTTTTGTAAAAGAATACGACGCAGGTGGTACAGAACCGGGATCAGCTTCATGGCGTTCTAATCAAGGCACAAAAACAACCGAACAAGCTGGTACACATACTCATACCGTAACTATTAGTAACACTGGCTCTAATTATCCACACAATAACCTGCAGCCTTATATATCTGTTTATTGTTGGCGTAGAACAGCATAGTAGCCTGTCGGGGAACTGCCCAAAACTAAACTTACTGCCACAGCGTCAAATACTAATAT